TTCTTCTACAACGGCCTCCAGGTGGGTGTGCAGATGACTAGCGCCATCACTGCCGGAGCGGATCTGACGCCGACGCTCAACGTGTCGAAGACCAGCGTTGCGGCCAGCATGACGCTCGATCTGGACGTCATCGGCGTTTCGATGAACCGCGGTCTGGACGGCACCGCCACCTAATGGCAACCCTGCTCGACGACATTCTTGCGCGCGTCTCGGCCCTCCCCCCTGAGGCGCGTCAAGAACTAGTCGAGCAGGTTGCTCCCTTGCGGGAGAAGATGCGGTTCGTACCCCTGCCGGGCCCGCAGACGCAGGCGTATCTCAGCGACGCGGATATCCTGTTGTATGGCGGCGAAGCTGGGGGCGGTAAGACCGGTCTCTTGGTCGGTGTCGCGCAGGAGCATAAGAACGGCATCCTGTTCCGCCGCGAATCGTCTCAGACCGATGGTCTCGAGGATTTCGGCAAGGAGGTCTACGGGCACAAGGGCTTCAACGGCCAAGAGCGCGAGTGGAATTGGGGCGAGGGGCGCTCGCTCAAGCTGGCGGGGCTCAAGGAGCCGGGAGATTGGGTTAAGCACGCGGGCCGCCCCCGCGACCTGATCGGCTTCGACGAAGCAGGGGACTTCCTGCTCGTACAGGTGTCGTCGCTGATCGCGTGGAACCGCGGACCGATCGGGCAACGATGCCGCGTGATCTTCGCATCCAACCCACCCCGCTCGGCGGATGGCTATTGGCTGACCGAGTGGTTCGCTCCCTGGCTTGACCCGCAACACCCGAACCGCGCTGCGCCCGGGGAATTGCGCTGGGCGGTCATGCTCGACCAAGGCTCCGGCCTGTTCCCGCATTGGGTGGATGGGCCAGAGGAAGTCCTGATCAACGGCGAACTGCGCAGGCCGCTTTCGTTCACCTTCATTCCCGCCGGATTGGACGACAACCCCTATCTGGACGCCGAGTACAAGGCGCGCATCGACAATCTCCCGGAGCCGCTTCGGTCACAGCTCAAGTACGGCGACTGGACCGCTGGCGTTCAGGACGGGCTCAACCAGTGCATCCCCACCGACTGGGTCAAGCAGGCGCAGGCTCGGTGGAAGCCCCAGCGCCCGCTCACGGTACCACAATGCGCGATCGGCGTGGATGTGGCCCAAGGCGGCACCGACAATTCGGTGGTTGCGCTGCGCTACGACGACTGGTTCGCTGAACTGGACGCAATCCCCGGCACGCAGACTCCGGGTGGGGCTGATGTCGCGGGCATGGTGCTGGCGAAGCGCCACGACAATTCGAAGGTCATCGTGGATCTTGGCGGCGGCTGGGGTGGCGACGCGCTCAAACATCTGGTTGCGAACGGCGTCGATGCGGTTGGGTACATGGGCGTCAAGGATTCGGTTCGCCGGACCCGCGACAACCAGCTCAAGTTCTTCAACATCCGCACCGAGGCCTATTGGGGGCTGAGAGAAGCGCTCGACCCGTATCAGGTTGGCGGGGCAACGATGGCCCTTCCGCCCGACAAGGAGCTTCTGGCGGACCTGACCGCGCCGACGTTCGAAATCCGCTCGGGCAAGGGCGGCATGGTCATTCATCTTGAGCCCAAGGACAAGCTGGTGAAGCGCCTGGGCCGCTCTCCCGACAAGGGAGATGCCGTGGTGATGTGCTGGTGGGCAGGCGCAAGGGCCGTCACCGACGCGACCGAGTGGCGCAAGGGATTTGGGCGCGACCGCCCGCTCAACGTCGTCAGGAAAAGGCCGAGATAGATGAGCAAACAGATTCTCAAGATCGGCGGCTCTCTCGTTTCAGGGGGGCTGCTGGGCCAGCTTCCGGCCGCTGGGGCGCAAGCCGTGACGGCGCTTAAGTCAAAGGCGAAGGCTTCAGCCCCAGCCGCCCCCTTGGTCATGCCGCTCCCGGACGACGCGGCGGCGCAGGCCGCACGCCGCCGCTCCATCGCTGAGCAACGCCAGCGCGCGGGCAGAGCCAGCACGATCCTGACCGACACCTCGCAGAAGCTTGGAGGGTGAGATGGCGAAGAAGATATTCAAGGCGGTGACCGGTAGCGTCGGCGGCATTTTGGGCATTGGTGGCGGAACTAGCAAGTCGGCCTCAACGCCGGCGGCGACCGAGACAGCCAAGTCCGGTCCGATCGTTACCCAGCTCGCCAAGAAGAAGGCGACGGCTCAGCGCCAGCAGCCGAACTTCGCGACGATCCTGCGCGACACGTTGGGCGGTGGCTAGGTGGACGCGAAGGCGCTCATCCAGCAAGGCGATTATCTGTTCTCCCGCCGAGGAACGCTCATGTCGTTCTGGCAGGAGACGGCTGAGCATCTATACCCGGAGCGGGCAGACTTCACGGTCCTGAGGACGGTCGGCACGAACTACGCCGATAATCTCTCGACCAGCTATCCCGTGATCCTCCGCCGGGAATTGGGCGACCTGTTCTCGACGATGCTGCGTTCGACCGCGGTGCAGTGGTTCAAGGCCTCCACCGACCGGGAGGACAAGGAGGATCAGGCCGCCAAGCAGTGGCTTGAGGCCAAGACCAGCGTCATGCGTCGGGCGATGTACGACAAAGACACGCTGTTCACCGAGGCGACCAAGGAGGCGGACCACGACTTCGCGAGCTTCGGCAACGCGGTGATCACCGTCGAGATCGACGCGACGGTCAACAAGCTGCTCTACCGCGCCTGGCACCTTCGGGACGTCGCGTGGGCACAGGACGTGCGAGGCAAGGTTTGCTGCGTCCACCGGAAATGGAAGTCCACTCCGGCAGAGCAGTGCAAGGTGTTCAAGGACAAGGTCCACCCCAAGGTCCGCGAGAAGATGTCCGGACCCAATGCCGATCCCTATTGCGACGTGAAGGTGCGCCACATCGTGCTTCCCGCCGATGATTATGAAGGGGAATATCCGGGCAAGGGCCGCGCGAACATCAAATATGTCTCGGTGTTCATCGACGTCGAGAACGAGCATGAGATCGAGGTCACCGGCCAGAACTACATGATGTACGTGATCCCGCGGTGGATGCGCCTGTCGGGCTCGCAATACGCCTTCTCGCCGGCCGCCGGGGCCGCGGTGCCTGAGGCGAGGCTGTTGCAGGCGATCACCGCAACCCTTCTCGAGGCTGGGGAGAAGGCGACCAACCCGCCGATGATCGGGGTCCGGGAGGCTATTCGCGGCGACCTGGCGATCTACGCGGGCGGGTTCACCTCGGTTGACGCCGAGTATGATGAGCGGCTGGGCGAGGTCCTGAGGCCGCTGTCGATTGACAAGTCCGGCTTCCCGATCGGCATGGAGTTCCGCCGCGACGCCATGGCGATGATGCGGGATATCTTCTACCTCAACAAGCTGAATATGCCGCAGAACGGCCCGGAAATGACGGCCTATGAGGTGGGCCAGCGCATTCAGGAGTTCATCCGCTCGGCTACACCGATTTTCGAGCCGGTCGAATCCAATTACAACGGCGAGCTGTGCTCGACGACGTTCGAACTCCTGCTCAACTGGGGCGCGTTCGGACGGGCTCAAGACATCCCCGAGAGCATCGCCGGGGCCGATGTGTCGTTCCGCTTCGAAAGCCCGCTGCACGATGCGATCGAGCGCCAGAAGGTCCAGCAGTTCGTCGAGGTCAAGGGCATCGTCGCCGACACGCTCGCGCTCGACCCGACCTTCGCGGCGAACATCGACATCACCAAGGCTGGTCGTGACGTCATCGGCGTTGCCGGTCCCGCTGCATGGCTTCGCTCGGAAGAAGAGGCGGCCAAGATCATCGAAGAGCAGCAGGCCGAGCAGCAGGCGCAGCAGCTCATCCAGCAGATCCAGGCCGGGGCCACCGCTGCGGAACAGGTGGGCAAGGCCGGGCAGGCGCTCAATCAGGACGCGTTGGCGGCATGAGCAAGTATGTCACCGGCAGAAGGCCGCGCGGTTATTTCGACGACGAGTACCCCGATCAGATCGTCGTCGAAATGGTCTATGTCCCGGAGCACGTGGCGGTCGATACCGGGCTCGTTGACGTAACCGGAGATCCTATCCTTCGCCTGCCCAACCCGGTCGGCTTCGGTCGAGACAAAGAGTGGTGACGTGAAGCGCGTCTCCCAATTTAAGCTCCGCGCCGTCAACGAGCCCGCGCCATTCGACGAGTTGATCCGAGGCGGGCTCAAGGCGCTGCAAGCCGGGACTGCTACA